TTCTTGAAAGCCATAATATCCACCTAATTGACTTCTGTGTAGATTAGGATCAGGGAAGATAGACAGTTCTTCACGAATAGGCATGATGAAACTATCATTTCTTGATCTATCTAATCCAACAGCAATTTCAAGATCTCCAGCACCCATTGTTCCACCTAAGGTAGATGTGAAGAACTGTTGGAAATCTGCTCCAACCCCGAACTCATCTAAGTCAGTTAGATTAACATTGAAAATTCTACTAACTCCACCATCGGCTGAGGTGTAGATTTCTCGACGGGTAACTTCATCCAACTGATCTACGCCCCAGTTTCGAATATCTTCGACACCTTCTGGACTTAGATATAGGTCAGTCAACATACTTCGATTCATTGAAGCACTGTTACCACCGCCGTTTCGACGCATAATAACCTTAGCTAGAGAAACCAATCGTTTGGTGAACTGACCATTAGCTGCATCAGCATCAAAGACAAGGATATTTCTATCCGCTGCGGCTGAAAGAATGGTATACCAACCTTCGTCGCTCATCTTTTGCTCAAATCCAGCACGTAGGATTTGTAGACAATGTGAAACAACATCATATCCACCATCACGAGCAATACGCAAAGGCCAATCAATTGAGCTTGCAATGCTGTGGGTAGGAATAGTGATATAATCTCCTTCAACCTGTCGTTGAGGAATTCGACCTTCACCAGGATTAGTCCAAGCTCGGAAGTCATCTTCTGAGCCAGGATTTAAAATGCTGACAGGATATTCGTAAACACGACCTGGTTCTAATTGAACGGTCTCGAAAATTCCATCAACAACATTACCACTCAAAACTGCGTTTCGAAGAGGTAGTTCAATAGCCTTAGCTAATTCGTATAAAGCAGCGTATGCTTCTTGTGGATTAACTTTCGCTGTAGCTTTGATGAGGTCCATTACCTCTTTATCAGGTTTGATTGCCATTATCTTAATAACTCCAGATTATAGGGGTAGGTTAACATTAACTTTTGCGAAACCAGCTTCATCTTTTGATGTAGCCCAGCTACCAACTTTAGGTGCTCCAACTGCTTGGACATTGGTGAAATAACCGCTTAGTCCAAGAAAAGCTGGGGTACCAGCAATAGGGGTAACGCCCGGATAAATCTGATTCGTTGTCACTTGCCCCTTAGTCATAATAGCAACTTTGCTACCCTTATTAACTTCGCTCTTAGCATGATTCTTATGAGTCTTGGTAAGATCATATGATTTCATATCTTGAAGCAAAACGCCAATAGCACCAGCTCCCGAAGGATTTGATCTATAGGTAGCCATTTGTACAGCGCTATCCATTGATACGCCAGAACCGGCGGTTAGAACAGAAACGACACCACCTCGTTCTGCTACTTCGTCCATGAAGTAATCTAGTACTGTTTCAGTGTAAATTCGATCAGGTTTTAAAGCCATTTTTTATCTCCAATTGATGTTGTTTGATTACTTTACTTACTTGTTATTCCAGCTTGATTCAAGCCAAGCAGAAGCCTTAGTTCTAAGTTGCTCAGACGCATCTGCTTCACCTTCTTCTTGATTTAGGTTAGCCGAAGCTTCTACTTGAACATCTTCTAAATCATCAGCATTAGCTTCTTCTGTTTCAGCCTTTGACTTATCTTTCTTATCTTCTACTTTATCGTCTTTAACTTCTTTATCTTTGTAAAGAGCTAAAACTTCATTGAACATAGAATCACTAGCTTCAGAAAAGGAATCAACAGTCTTTTCGGCCTTTGCTGGATCACATCCAAGACCAACCAACTGAGACATTCTTTCAGACTTAGCTTTTTCCTTCTTCATCTTTTCCATACGTTCTTTCATATCGTCCATACTCTTGGACTTGTCCTTCATAGCAACCTCAAGAGCTTCGATCTTATCAGTCTTTTCAACTGACAAAGCTTCTGTGTTTGATAGCTTGGTTTCTACTTCAGATTTCTCTGATGCTAAAACGCTGTTCTTTTCAGTTAGTGAAGCAATAGTTTCTTCATACTTCTGAATTTTTTCTGCCTTACTCTTATCTAAATCATTCTTTAGATTATTGAGTTCAGCTTTTACACTGTCGTAGTCTGTCTTGGCTACTGTGTCTGACATTAAAGTACTCCCAAAGGTTTCGTTGTAAGAGGCAAAAGCTCCGTTAAAACTATATGATTTGATTAAGGATCTTTTATTTGCAGGTCTATCTACAAGACCTTTGCCAGAAAAGGTTATATTCTTTAATACTCTACCAATTCTGTAGTCATTATACACACCAGTTCCACCATAAGCCCTTAAATGCTTTGTTAGAAACGATGATTCATTATCTCTTGCTATAATTTTAGCTTCACTGTCTTTAAGTATAGCGTAATCAAATCCAGTAAATAGTGCTTCCATAGAAACAAACCATTTACCCTCTGGTATCTCAGCTATTATCTTATCCATTCTTTTTTGTAGTTCTGGATCTGACCACTTCTTATATAAAACAGATCCAACAACAATATCAAAGAACTCTGGAATCTGATCCTCTGAAGCATATACTTCATCTTCAACAGTAATGTAAGAAGAAGTTATATGTCCAATAATATCAGACTCTTTGTGCATAAAGTTAAACTGCTTATTAACAGGAGTGTTTCTTGATGCCCAAGTATCATTAATAGAAAACACATCATCGTTATCATTCCAATTTGTAGAAACTAGAACAGCTTCTATGTAATATAAATCGGGTTGACCTGAATTAACACATGCCTTTACTTTATCACTATCACTAAACTCTTTTTTGTCAGAAGAATTGATAATGTTACATTGATATGCTATAGAGGTATCTTTTTGAATTAGTTCAGCTAGAGCTGTTTCTTCTTTATAGATTTTCATTATTTTGTTCCGTATATATTAAACTAAAAATAACATGTTTATCTTCAAGGGTCATATTTTCTTTTAGAATCTCTTTGATTTCTACTTCCATTGAAAATGTTTTACTTAAAGCTTCTTTTACAATATCATTAGACAATTTACTAAAAGGTTCTAGGTTGAAGAGTATTCCAGCCTTAACTAATTCAAACTCTTCTGTCTGTATCTTTGATAAGCTTCTAATGTTTTTCTTAGCATAACCTTGAAGATAGGCAGGAGATAGTATATCATTAATTTCTCTCTGTGCAGCATTTGACCAACTTAATAAACTTAGTTGAGCTTTAGTTACTCTAGAGTTGTCATTTTGTCTTGGTGCTCTCTTTTGTGTTTCAGTTATATTTTTAGGTCTACCTGTTTCACCTGTTTGTTGACCTCTGTTTTTAACTAACTGGACTTGCATCTGCATTTTAGTTTCTTGATTAGGATCTCTCTCTTCTAATTCAACACCAATTTCAGAAGGTGTAACAGTTCCACCTTGAAGCAAGAGTTTCTTATAATCCTGTTCAACATTAGCATTATGGAATGGACTAGCTTTATGAGGAGATTTCTCGCCTCTATTATCATATTCCTTGCTAACACGACTCTTTTCAATTTCGTTATTAGCACCAAATTTCTCTCTGATAAACTCATGACTAATCATATCTCTATCTGCCAAATTAATTAATAGTTGTTTCTCAGCAGCATCATCAGCAATAATAGCTTGGTCAAATTCTAGAATAGCAGGTTTAGAGAAACCCATTGATTTTTGAATAGCTACAAATTCTTCAGTCCAGAATAGTTTTAATAAGTTCCTTCCATAGTTAAGTCTTTCTAGTAGAGTTTTCATAGAAACGAATTGATTGTTTCCAGAACCTGCTTTATCACTTCTTAGAACACTAGGAATACCTAGACCCATATAGATACTATCTAATGTTGGTTCATACTTTTCTTTGCCAAGAAACTTATATACTTGGGTACTAGATTCTTTAAAGTCTAGTTCTGGTCCCCAAACAATATCCATTGTTCCTCCACCAACAGAATTTTCCAAGTACGACTTTAGCTTTTCGAGCATAGGTTTTGTTGGAATAATTGTAGTCTTAGGATCATCAGTTAATCTACCAAGTCTCCAAAGTCTAATGTTTGATATAGCTCCATCTAGAGCAGATAAGTCAGCTAGCTTGAGTTTCTCTAAAGCGATTAAGTCATCAAGAATAGAGTAGATAATGGGCTTTGACCAAATTTGCCAATCATCTTTCTTATAATGAGAAATGGATAGTCTTTCTGGATCAAGTAATATATAATCTTGTTTTGAATTTACAGCATTTCTAATATCCAGTGGTAGCTCTTTCTTTAGTTCATTTAATAAAGCAATTTTATTATTGATAGAAAAAGGAACTGTTATATCAATTATCGATTGATTGAGTCTTAAGATATACATATTCTTGCCAGTAAAATTAGCAAGGTCTTTAGCAAACACATCAACGAGAGCTGGATTTAAGAAAATATATTTGACAGGAATAACTCCTTTAGTATACTTATTAAATTTAACCTGAATGTCTGGTTCTATCTTTCCACGAACCTTTTTTAATTGAGCCTTTTTTGAATTGCTAATTCTACCATATGTTTTATAAATAGGAGTTGTTCCAAGTCTATAAAGCGTATTTAAAAATCTTTCAGAAATATGGGTTCCATTAACCATATCCCACCATCGCTGCATAAATCTTTCAACAGATGGATTTTCGTGCCTTACTCTGACACCCTTAGTTCCAAAGTCAGACATTAGATCGATAGTTTGTCTTACTATACCAACCCTATCATAAGCTTCCTGACAAGATCTTAGAATACCAACTCTAGTTGTAGGCTTAGCTGAATCTTGACGAAACCATTCAAAATCCTTTCTTAGATATTCACTCTTAACAGACCTTCCAGCCCCATTGTAATCTTCAAAAGTTCTACCGTAA